AAGTGACGCTCGACGGCGGGAGTTTCTGACCCTGTTTTTTGGACTGCACAAAACGGAGGCACGCGTGGGGCGTCGAGGACCGAAGACACAACCGACCGCAGTGAAGATTTTCCGCGGCAACCCGAGCAAGGAAAATCTGAAGGAGAAAGTCGCGAGTGAGCCGCGTCCGAGCGACGCTTCGCTCGCGCCGCCGGGAATCCTCGAGGGCCACGCGCTCACGATGTGGAACCGCAGGGCTCCGCAACTCGCCGCGATGAAGGTGCTCACCGACGCCGACATTGAAACGCTCACGCGGTACTGCATTGCCTGGGAGCTCTACATGCTGGCTTACGCCGCCGTGAAAGGTGCCGGGCTCTCGTCAGAGATCGCGAGTGGCCGACGGACAACCACGCCGGAAGCCACGCTGATTCGGGGATACCACGCCGACCTCCTGCAGATCGAACGCGAGTTCGGGCTGACTCCATCCGGCCGCGCCGGCATCAAGGTTGACCATGCCGAAGAGCAGAACACGCTCGCGAGCTTTCTCAACGAAAACGCCAGCTAGCCTTCCGGCTGAACCCTGGAAGCAGCGGCCCGAGTACGTGGATGGGTTCGCCTACGAGCCAGCCGGCGCGGCTCGCGTGATCAAGTTCATCGAGACGTTCTGCCGGCGTGTCGGCGATGACGGGCGAAACCACCCCGTAAAACTTCTCGACTGGCACAAGACAGGATTGATCGAGCCGGTCTTCGGGTGGAAGCACCCCGATGGGCGGCGGCGCTATCGAAAAGCCGGGCTATTCGTTCCGAAAAAGAATACGAAATCGAGCCTTATGTCGTGGCTCACGCAGTATTTTCTCGTCGCCGACTTTCCTCTCAGCGACGTGTTCGGCGCGGCTGTAGATCGTGAGCAGGCCCGGATCATCTTCCGCATGGTGGCGAAGAGCATCCAGGCGTCGCCCGAGTTGTCGAAGGTGCTCGAGGTGATCGACTCGCGTTCGGTGATCGTCAACAAGGAGCACGGCAACTACTACCGCTGCCTTTCCGCCGACGCGTTTCGCAACGAGGGGCTCAATGGAAAAGTGATCGTCGATGAAATCCATGCGCACAAGACGCCGGATCTGGTCGATGCGTTGATCTATGCCACGCGAGCCACTCGGAACGGCCTCGTGATGGCGATCTCCACGGCTGGCGACAGCCGCACCGGAATCGGATGGCAGTGGTGGCAGGATTGCGAGATGGTCATGGCGAACCCGAAGTCGAACCCGACTTTCTACGGGAAGATTTACGCGGCCCGCCCAGACGAGGGCGATGACATCGGCGACCCGGCCGTGTGGCGAAAGGCGAACCCTTCGCTCGGGATCGTGTTCCCCGAAGACGAATTCGCGGCCGACTATCAAGACGCGATGACCAACCCGCGAAAGCTCGGGCGTTTTCTTCGATATTCCTTGAATGTCTGGAGCGCTCCCGACGGGAGGTTCTTCAAGCCGGATGCGTGGGCTGCGTGCGGCGAACCCCTGCGGTCTTTCGGAGATCGCCCCGTGTATGCCGGGCTCGATCTCGCGACCACGTATGACCTCACGGCCCTGGTGCTCGCCTGCCCAGACCCGAGCGACGGGTCGGTCGATCTGTTGCCGTTCTTCTGGATACCAGAGGCGAACGCGGTGGAGCGGTCGAACCGCGATAAGGTCGATTACCTGTCGTGGGCGCGTGAAGGGCACATCCGCGTGACGCAGGGAAACGTCACCGACTACACGGTGCTGCATCGCGACATTCTCGCGATTTGCGAGGAATACAAGGTGCGGACGCTGGCGGTGGACTTGAAGCACAACGGGCAGATGCTCGCGAACATGCTGCAAGGGGATGGGGTGGAAGTGCGAGGATTTCCGCAAGGCGGCCGGGCCATGTCCGCGCCGATGCGCTCCCTCGAAAACCTCGTGACCGGCGGCAAAGTTCGGCATGCCGGGCACCCGGTGCTCGGGTGGTGTGCGAACAACACCGTGTGCCACGAGACGAGCAAGGGCGAGATTTTTCCGAGCAAGAGCAAGAGCACCGAGCGGATCGACGGAATCATCGCGACGTGCGAAGCCCTCGCCGTGTGGCTGGGCAACGAACAGCACTCTGCAGCCCCCGAAATCTTCTTCCTATGATCGCACGAAACGAGAACCGCATCCTCTGGCTCCCGAACGAAGAGCGCATGTGGGACGAGGACGCAGGCAGCCGCTCGTCGGCCGGAGTGCGGATTAGCCCCGACAACGCCCTCATGGTCTCGACCGTGTTCGCGTGCATTCGCGTGCTTGCGGAGGCGGTGGCGACGCCCGCCCTCCACGTTCTCGAGCGGATGCGCGATGGCGGCAAGCGTCGGGCGTCCGAGCTCCCGCTCTATCGCCGACTGAACCTCCAGCCGAATGGCTGGCAGACTTCGTTTGAGTGGCGTTGTCAGTTGATGCTTCACGCTGGGCTCTACAACGTCGCCTACTGCGAGATCGTGCCCGGGCAGTCTGGATCGGTCGAGCAACTGATTCCGCTGCACCCGTCGCGGATGAAAGTGGAGCGACTGGAGAACGGCAAGCTCCGCTACAAGTACCGCGAGGAAAAGGGGCAGGAGACGGTCTACAACCAAGAGCAGATCCTCGCCATCCGCGGGCTCACCGAAGACGGTATCAACGGGCTGTCTCCGATCGAGACGTGCAAGGACGCGATCGCGTTGGCGAGGGCTTACGAACTCCACGGGGCGCGGTACTTCGCCGCTGGTGCCCGGCCCGGCTTCGTGCTCTCTACCGAAGGGCAACTCAACGCCGAAGCCCGCGAGACGCTCGCGAGCCAGTGGGACCGCAAGCACGCCGGCGTCGGCAACAGCCATCGCACTGCCGTACTCACCGGCGGTCTCAAGCCGTTCGGCCTCCCGCAGAACACGAACACCGACAGCCAGTGGCTCGAGGGCCGGCGATTCCAGATCGAGGAAATCTGCCGACTTTGGCGCGTTCCGGCCTGGAAGATTCAAGCCGCCGGGGCGATGCCGCCCGGGTCGCTCGAATCCTCGTCGCAGGAGTTCTTGACCGACACGATCATGCCGTGGCTGCGGCGGTTTGAGTCTGCGTTCACTCGTGATCTGATCGTCGAGGATGACCGTTTCGAGGTTTCCTTCGATACCCGCTTCATGCTGCGTGCCGACTCCACGAGCCGTTCCGGGCTGTATCGCCAGTTGTGGGATTTGGGCGTCTATTCGACGAACGACATCCGAGCCGAAGAAGGGATGAACCCGGTTGAAGGCGGAGACACCCGATACCGTCCGCTAAACATGGGCACGCTGGGCCAGGAGCCGACAGCGGGCGACGTGCTCGCGCAGCAGCAGCCCGGGAGCGGCATCGACGGCCAGGCGGTCGAAGGTGGGCTGGCAGCGGCAGAAGCAGCGCCGGCTGCGGACGAAGGCCCGCAGATCGCCGACGTTTCTCTCAACGGTGCCCAAGTTTCCAGCCTCTTGGAAATCGTGACTCAATACAATGCGGGGCTTCTGAATGAGATGGGGGCGAAGGCGATCATCGCCGCGGCGTTCCCGGGCGTTCCGGCCTCCACGGTCGATGCCATCATCGCCGGTACGAACACGACGCCGATTGCTTTGCCGACTCAACCCGGGCAGCGCGACGCCGTGCCGCCGGAACCGCTCGTCATCGAAAACGACGAGCAGCGTGCCGCTCCCGACGCCGTGGCCGAAGGTGACTTCGTGTCGTGGGACTCATCGGGCGGTCGTGCTCGCGGGCGAATTGATCACGTCATGGACTACGGCACGTTGGACGTGCCGGGCAACGACTTCACGATTGACGCGACCGAGGAAGACCCGGCTGCCCTCATCACGGTCTACGAAGAGGTGAGCGGCGGGTGGCGTGCGACTGAGACGCAAGTCGGCCATAAGGTCGCGACGCTCACGAAGATCGACCCGCTGCCCGAGCCGCCGCCGGTCGAGGAGAAGGCATACAGCAAGCCAAAGCGGAAGGGGCGCAAGCGTGGCGGCTAGATACGATCACATCGACTTCGCGCCTCCGAGCGGTGTCCGCGACGAAGCCGCGAAGGGACTCGCGTGGCGCGACGAGTTCAACCGCGGCGGAACCGCCGTTGGCGTTGCTCGCGCCCGCGACCTGTCGAACGGCGTGAACATCTCGCCCGAGACGGCCCGACGCATGAAGGCGTATTTCGACAGGCACGAAATCGACAAGCAAGGAAAGGGCTACCGCCCAGGCGAAGAAGGTTGGCCGTCGGCCGGCCGCATCGCCTGGGCACTTTAACTATGGGGCGGAGACCCCGGGCAAGATTGGGCGAACAAGTTGGTGAAACAAATGAACGCCGCAGACGAGGAGAGAACGATGAGCAACGCAGTTGAACGACGCAGCCTGTTGATCGAAGAGAACGCCGACGCCGCCGTGCCGCTGCTCGCGGTCGAAAAGCGAAGCATTGAGGGTGAAGGTGAGAAGGAATACATCGTCGGCTACGCCGCCCGCTTCGGCGTGCGGTCGCTCCTGCTCGGTGATTTCTATGAGCGGATCGACCCGGCAGCGTTCGGGCTCGTCTCGGAGCGGCGCGGCCGGAAGAAGAAGCTCGAGACGCGGGCACTCTTCAATCACGACAGCAACTATCCGCTCGCCCGCTACCCGCGCACGCTGTCACTGACAGTGGACGAGGTCGGGCTGCGGTATGAGTTCCCGGTGCCCGACAGCACCTACGGCCGCGATCTGGCGAACAACATCCGCGACGGGATCGTGCTCGGAAGTTCCTTCGCGTTCACCATCGCGAAGGGCGGCGATGAGTGGGCGATCGAGGAGGGGCAGAGCGTGCGAACGATTCGCTCGGTCGATTCCTTGCTGGATGTGGGACCATGCACGTACCCGGCCTACGGCGACGGCGGGCTTGAAGTCGCACAGCGGTCGCTTGAACAGTTTCGCCAGCAGCGCGAGGCGGTGGTCGCCAAGCGTGTGCAGACGGCCGCGAAGGCCGCAGAGTTCCGCGAGTATCTGAGGCAGCATGGCCGCTAAATCCGGCGATTCGTGCCCGAATTGTCGCGTCGGGAAATTGCTTGTGGCGTCGAGTCAACGCCAGGGCGAGTACCAAATTAGGTACCTGCGATGCCGCTGCGGCGCGACCGACAAGCACGTGCTGCCTGCCGCTGAAGTGCGGCGCGCGAAGCCAGCGGCCTAGCCCTTCTTTACTGCCCCGCATTGCGTGTGCTGCAAGGCTGCGGGGCTGTCTCCATACGTTCAAGGGTAGAGCGACGGCAGAGAAGCCGCCGCGACCCCCGTACACGAGGAGATCGCCCGTGGCTGTCGAGAAGCTCAAGGCTCTGCTGGACGAGTTGGCTGCCGTTGTCGCCGAGATGGAAGCGATGACCGAGGACGCCCCCGAGGGCGAAGAGGCGGCCCCGATGACCGAGGAGCAGGAGGCTTCCCTCCGTTCGCTCGAAGGCAAGGCTGACAAGCTCCGCGAGCGGATCGAGTTCTTGCAGCGCGTTCAGACCAAGGAGCTCGAGCTCCGCAGCGTGCTGGAGCGTGCCGCTCCGGTGAAGGCTGTTGCCCCCGCCCCCGAGACCGAGGAGACCGCCGTGGAAAAGCGTGAGTACGCCGTGCCGAAGTCGCACGGCCCCCTGAAGGCTTTCCGCTCGTCGGAAGCCGCGTACCGTGCGGGCATGCACATCAAGGGCTTTGTCTTCGGTGATGCCGAGGCTCGCCGGTGGTGCAAGGATCACAACGTCGAAACCCGCGTCCAGGCCGGCGGCGTGAACTCGCTCGGCGGTGTGCTCACGAGCCCCGAGCTCTCCAGCGAGATCATCCGGCTCGTCGAAGAGTTTGGCGTGTTCCCGCAGTACGCCAAGCGCGTGAACATGAACTCCGACACGCTCGTCTACGCTCGTCGCACTGGTGGCCTCACGGCCCGCCCGGTCGGCGAGAACGTCGAAGTGTCGGCCAGCGACGTGACCTTCGACAACGTCGAGCTGACAGCGAAGATTTGGGGCGTGGCGAACCGCACCAGCAACTCGCTGCTCGAAGACTCGGTGAT